ATGAAAGAATTTGTGAAGAAAAAAGCAGTCATTGTCATGGACAGTGCAGGACTGCCAAACTACATGACCATGTTTTATATGGAGCCGGGGACCTATGAGCCGGAGGACGTGCCGGAACTGTTCAAAATCAGAAACAAGATTGTTCCTGCGGTTCTGGTGTCGCAGTTCACCAACACCATGATTAAGGGCGTCCCGGCGTCCTTACCTTACCAGCAGCCAAAACACACTATCAGTTATGATGAAGCGGCGGCAGCCTGCGGAAGAAAAGGCAAGGGCTGGCACCTTATGACAAATACAGAGTTTGTCTATCTACTGCATGAAGCAGAGGAACTGGGGCACACAATCGGCGGTAATACAAACTACGGCAGCAACTCGAAGAATGAGCAGGAAAGCGGCGTGAGATACGACAGCGCCGGACGCACGCTGACCGGGTGCGACCCCCTCACATGGTCCCATGACGGAACAGCAGACGGCGTGTTTGGTCTTTGCGGTAATTTCTGGGAATGGGTCACGGGCTTGCGTCTGCACAAAGGCGTTGTGGAATACACGCCGAACAACGACGCAGCAGTTGAGGGCTACACAGAGAAGCCAGACTGGACCGTTGCAGAGGTGAACGGCAGACCGTTGAAGCTGTACGGCAACAGTGCTGGTGATGTGGTAATGTCCGTTGCAGAAGAAATCGAAGAAAACTGGGAGGGCTGCCACATGGCAGACTTGCAGCTGGAAGAACTGGACGAAGTGCCGGAAATTGCGTACAAGCTGGGAATTGTACCGCATGACTGGAAGCATGAAACAGCTGGACTTTGGGCAGACAGCGAACTTGAAGAAGCCGTGCCTCTCCGGGGTTCGGGTTTCTACGGCACTTCCAGCGGTGGTGCTGGTGCGCTGAACTTGAGCAACGCCCGTTCTCTCGTCAGCCTCAATGTGTCCTTGCGTTCCGCTTTGTTCTTGGAAGACTGGGAACTGGTAACTGAATTACTGAAAGCGGGTGCGACAGCGCACGCATAAAGAACAGATGTTCTGACATTTGACCCATGAAAAAGGGCAAGCAAAAAGCCTTTGAAGATGTGCCGGAAACACAAAATCAAAGGCTTTTCAAAAGTCAATATGTAATAATTCAATACACGTTTATTATACCATATTGGCGGCTACAAGTCAAACATTTTAGAGGGCGAAAGCCTTTGAAAATAGCGGGTTTCAAACCTGTTAAACGGGCTTGTATGGGGTATTAACATTCCTACGAAATATATAAATATATATACGCTGTATGGATAATGAACAGGAGGGATAAGAGGGAGAAGAAGAACCCCACCCCACTTCTGGTATACCCTTATACGCTTAAAACGGTATAGGACAGAAAAGGAAGTGCAGTGGTGTTCATAAGGGAGAAGAAGATAGACTGCGCAGAGTATAGAGAAGTGGATATAATACCACGAACAGAAGCAGCAGAGCAGGCAAGCAGAGGAAAGAGGGGTAAGAAAAGAAAGGTTAATGCCCCAAAGCAAAAGGACTTGAACGACAAGAACGCTAAACGCTATCTGGTACAGTTGGGAAATGGCAACTTCCACATAGGGGACCTGCATACAAGTTGCACATATAGCGCAGAGAACCTGCCGGGAACGGTAGAGGAAGCAGAAAACATTGTGACAAACTACCTGCGGAGAATAGCATACCGCAGAAAGAAGATGGGGTTAGAACCCCTTAAATACATACTGGTAACAGAATACAAGTACAGCAAGGATGGTCAGTGTCTTAAAAGAATACATCACCATATCATTATGAACGGTGGTTTAGACCGTGACGACGTGGAATTGATGTGGACGAAAGACCGTATCAACTGGAAGAAGACAGACGACCCAGAGTATAGAGCCAGTATAAAGCAGCTGGGCTGGGTTAATGCAGACCGCCTGCAAATGAATGAGAACGGCATAGAGGGACTTTGCAAGTATATTGTCAAGGACCCGCAAGGCAAGAAACGCTATTCCAGCAGCAGGAACCTTGACCGCCCGGAAGTAACCAGAGAGGACGGAGGGGAGAAGCAGCAGCGTGACCAGAACCACTGGAAGTACAGCCGAAATCTGACGGCACCGGAAGAAAAGTGCAATGATTTTAAGTACAGCAAACGCAAAGTGGAACAGCTGGCAAAGTCACCAGACGGCGGGCTGGAAGAGTTCAAGAAGATATACAGTAATTACAATATCGTATCTTGCGAACCCGTCTACTATGAGCAGACCGGGTGGCATATTTACTTGAAGATGTGGAAAAAGGAAAAGCCAAAGGGCAGAACAGGAGGAAAGAAGCGTGAGAGGAAGAACACCGCAGATACGCCGCATATTAAGGCGAAAGAGGATAAAAAGGGCAATTAAGGCATACGGCAATTACATTGCAGCAGGACTGCTGGCAGTGGTTGTGATTGTGTTTACAGTAGGGGCAGCAGTAAAGCCAGCTGCAAACAGCCTGCCGGAAAATACCAAAGAACCGGAACCGACACCGCCGACCACGGAAGCAGTGCAGCAGGAACCATACCCGTTCAACCTTATGTCCCTTGACTGGTCCGGTGAGGAATTAGAGGGCTGGACAAGATATGAAGTGCCGGAGGATTACGCAGACCACGGCGGGTACTTCCCGGAATGTATGCAGCAATTCACATACATAATTTGCAAGCAGGTCGGCGTTGACTATGCACTGGTACTGGCAATCATTGAAACAGAAAGCGGGTACAGATGGGACGCAACCAGCAGTGAGGGTTCAACCGGATATATGCAGGTATTGGCAAAATGGCATGAAGAACGTATGCACAGACTGAATGTGGACAATGTGGAAAACCCTTATTTTAACATCATGGTTGGTGTAGATTATCTGGCAGAATTGCAAGAGAGGTTCGACACGGAAGCGGAAGTGTTGACGGCTTACAACTACGGCGTTGCTGGTGCCTATGAACACGTATGGAACAAAGGATTGACAGAAACAGAGTATTCAAGAGAGGTGCAGCAGGCGAAAGAAAGAATTGAAAGAAGAATGAGGGGTGAATGGTGATGGAAAATGAAATCAGACTGGGCGACATTATGGACAAGCTGACGCCCAGTGACAGAGTGGTGATATATAACGCAGCCAGACAGGTTGTATACCGTGGATATGCTGCAAACGCAGTGCATGGAACATTGAACCCGCAGCGACGCATTAAGAAAATGGGGCTGGGTATGGAAACATACAGAGCCACGGAACAAATGTGGGACTGGGCGAAAACAGACAGCCTGCCGGAGCAGGTGCAAGTTGAGCAATTCACACAATACCGGGTGGAAGACCTACAACACATTCTGTATATCAGAATTGAACTAAAGAGCGAGTTTGAGAGGTAAAGAGCATGGAAGAAGCGGGAAAAATGCCAGTGGTCATATTATCACTACACCAGAAGTGGTGGCAGAAGATGGCAGCAGGTGAAAAGGTTCTGGAACTGCGGAAGACAAAGCCACAATGCAAAGCGCCGTTCCGGGTGCTGGTGTACGTCACAGGTGGCGTGGGAATAGTTGGTGAATTTATCTGCCCGGAAGTTCTGGAAATCAAGAATTTTGAAGAAGCAGAGAGAAAAAGCAAGGTTCCTGCACATGATATTCACAATTATGCAGCAGGGAGCAGAAACAAGGTGTATGGCTGGGAAGTTTCCACGGTCAGAGAGTATGAAAAGCCACTGACGCTTGAAACACTGGGAATAAAACGGGCGCCGCAGTCGTGGCAGTATGTGAGGTAAAAGACATGGACCAGATACAACGTGACAAGATAGCTGCAAAGCTAAAGAAAATAAAAGCCCTTGCAGAACGTGGCGTGGGCGGTGAAAAAGAAACCGCAATGCGAATGTATGAGGACTTAAAAGCCAGATACGAACTGGAAGACGAAGAAATAATACTGGACGCAGTGACACTTCACTGGTTCGGATATGCAGACGAATTGGAAGAAAGGGTGCTGCGCTGGATTTTCTACAAGGTGACGGGTGACGCAAGTTACCACATATACACTGGAAAATACAGCCGCAGGAAGAAGCGTGGTTGTGACTGCACAGAGATTGAAGCGGCAGAAATAACACTGCTTTACAATTTCTACAAAGAGGAATTGAAAAGAGAACTGGAAGCGTTCTTGGTGGCGTTTAGGTGCGGCAACGACCTATACCCAGACGAAACGGCACGCTGCTATAAAGAAAACGACGTAGAAGCGCCGGAGAGGACAGACGAAGAAAAGCGAATGTTGAAAAAGGCTGCGTGGTATTCAAATTTTATGGACAAGAGAAAACCGCCAACGGCACTGATAGGAGAACCGGAGGAAGAAGACTGATGGAAGATAGACAGAAAATCATTGCAAAGCTGGTGAAAATAAAAGCACTGGCAGAACGTGGCATAGGCGGGGAGCAGCAGACAGCGCAGGTGATGTATACCACGTTGAAAGAGAAATACAAAGTCACCGACGCAGAGATTGAAAAGGCAGCAGAAGTCCCGGTGGATATTTCAGAAATTGACTTGAAGAAATTCTGGGGCATAGCTTTTCAACTGGCAACAGTTGCAAAGACATTACAGGAGGAAACAGACATTTGCACTGCCTGCCCGTACACATACACGGACGAACAATGCACGGGTTGTGGTACATACTGGAATATGCGGGACTTACGGCTGGATTTTGAAGCAATACAGCAAAGATTGATAAAGGCGGCAACGGAGGGATAAAGCATGGCAGCAAGGAAAGCAAGAAAACCAAAGCACCAGAAAAGCGAATACCCAACATTGCCGGGACAACTGGGGTATCTTAACAGCTATTATTGCCCGGTATGCGGAAAGCATTTGTTTTCAGCATACGACAAGGACATGAAGAAAGACCGGGAAGACGGTTATTACTTCCATGTGTCAAATGACTTCAACTATTGCAGCAAATGCGGGCAGTTGCTTGACCTTGACGAATGGAAGAGAAAAGAAGAACCGCCGGAAGCAGCAGAAGAATTGAAATTTGATGATTGAGAGGTGAAAACGCTTGAATGATTTGCTATATGTGTGCAGCCCATACCGGGGCGACACAAAGCGCAACAAGGAATATGCACGGAAGTTGACACGGGCAGCGCTGGACAACGGATTTATCCCGGTCACGGTGCATTTATACTTGACGGAAGCAACAGACGACACAAACCCAGAAGAAAGAGTGCGGGGCATGGCAGCGGGAATGAAGATACTTGAAAACTGCAAATACATTCTGGTTGGCGACAGATACGGTATATCAGAGGGAATGAAAGCAGAACTGACATTTGCAGCGGTCAAAGGGAAAATAATGCTGTATGAGAAAGACGGCAAAATATATCTGGTGAACGACCGGACAGAAACAACAGGAGGAATGGACCATGAATGAAGAGCAGAGAAAAGCAGAAGTTGAAAAGTTTATGAATTACTTTGTATACATTAACAGACCGGGAGCAGACAAGCTGCTTGAATGGCTGGAACAGATAGGATTTTTCACAGCGCCAGCAAGTGCAAAATACCACGGAGCATACGCAGGCGGGCTGGTAGAACATTCAAACAATGTTTACCGCCGTTTGGTAAAGCTGGCAGACGAAGAGGACAAGCGACAGGGCAGACAGTTTCCAGAATATGCAGTTGACACAATCGCAGTTGTAGCGCTTCTACATGATGTATGCAAAGCAGACGCCTACAAGGTGGAGAAGAAGAACCAGAAGCAGAAAGACGGCAGCTGGCAGCAGGTGGACACATACGGTTATACAAATAATTTCCCGGTGGGACACGGTGAAAAGTCCATTATCCAGATTATGCGTTTCATGTATCTGACGGAAGAAGAGGTGCTGGCTATCCGGTGGCACATGGGAGCATTTGACAACGCAGTTAAGGGCGGCAGCTATGATATGAATTATGCTTTTGCACAAAGCAGACTTGCAGCCATGCTACATATTGCAGATATGATGGCAACACACCTTGACGAGAGGACAGAAGCCAATGAGTAGAGCATATTACAGAAAGCGCAGTGAAGCCACAGAGCAGGAAAGAGTTATAAACTGGGCGACGTTCTATGCAAAGGACTTCCCAGAACTGGACTTGCTGCACCATATCCCAAACGGCGGCAGCAGGAACCAGCTTGAAGCGGCAAACCTTAAACGACAGGGAGTAAAAGCAGGCGTGCCGGATTTATGCTTGCCAGTAGCCAAAAACGGAAAACACGGGCTTTATGTTGAAATGAAGTGGGGAAAGAACAAAACAACAGACAAGCAGGACTGGTGGCTGGAACAGCTGCGGCAGCAGGGATATGAAACGGCGGTTTGCTGGTCCGCAGAAGAAGCAATGGACACAATAGCAGGTTATCTGGGAGTTATGGAGCAGACGGGAAGAAAGGTGGAATTGTAATGGGCTACATGGACCACACATTGAAAAAGACGGTGCCATATTACAGCGCCATGAAGCGTGCTGGGGCATTTAAGCAGCAGGAGCCACGGAAACGGCAGAAAAGAACGACGCTGACAGAATACAGCCAGAACGGACAGAAAGCAGTATTGAAACCGCACGTCACAGTCAATCAAGCCGCAAAGAAGCTGTATGACTATGAACAAACCGGATTGTCGCCACATGAGGTTGCAAACCTTGTTGAGCAGGTGCAGAACTTGACAAGGCGTGTGAAGAAATACGAAAGCTGGGAAGAATGAACGGCGTTGACCGCTGCTTGATATGCGGTGAAGTTATCCCGGAGGGTTCGCAGGTCTGCACCGCCTGCCGCAATAAATATGACATTGTGACCGGGGAAACAGAAGAAATGGCACAAGAACTGCGGGACATAGCAGACGTGCTGAAAATCACAGAGGGCACAGACACAAACATTAGAAAGTCAATGGAAAGCATATTGAGGATTGCAGACAGACTGGAAAGGACAAGCAATGGCAAGAAAAGAAGATAAACAGCCACAGTATTTGCCGTTAATCGTAAAAGCAAAGTTACATACTGGCGGCAGGGACTATGAGAAAATCAAAGAGGAATTAAAGGGGCAGGGCTTCACCTGCAAGCAAATGAAAGGCATGGTGCGTGAGGGCAACTACTTTGACGGAATAGTGCTGTATTTGTCAAAGTGGAACTGGGACAACCACGAAAGCTGGCACCTTTACAACTGGGACGACAAGGACGACAAAGAAGTTATGCTGGGCATATATGAAGCCGAACAGTACCACCCACAGGCACCGTATAGATACAGAGATAATTTTGAGAAGTTCCAGAAAGACTGGACAAGTGGTGAGTATGACCCCGGTATGACATTCACTTTCAAAGACAGTGAAGTTGAAGTGCTGGAAGTCCTGCAAGAAGAGGTGGACAACATAGACCACGAAGCAGTCAAAAGGCAGGTGGCAGCAGCAGAAGACGCCCAGTACCAGAAAAGAAGAAAACAGCGCCAGCGACGCAAACAGGCAAGCAAGGGCAGCAGATACCAGCGCAAATACTTTTAGGAGGAATAAAGATGGCGAAAAAGAAGCGGAAGTATTACAGCGGGAAAGAATTACTATACCGCCGACAGCTGGAACGACAGCAGGCAGAGGAAGAAGAAAAGACAAATAATATCAGAATACGCCAGCTGCACCAGATAAACGCAAGCAGCCGGGCTATTGGCTGGGCAAAACAGAAAATGAGGGAGGGCAAGAACAATGATTGTATTTCTGATTGAGGTTGTAAAAGCACTGGTAACATTCTTTGCGGTCTGCGTGGGGCTGGGTATTTTATATCTGGTCTTTGTGGTGGTCAGAGAAGTTGGCTGGGAAGTAAGAAGACAGAACAGAGAGAAGCACGAACAGGAGGACAAAGAGGAATGAAAGCAGAATTTTTCAAGGCGGTGTGCCCGTTAGAGATTGGGGACACAGTAGCAATCAAGGTAACAAAGGACGGAGAAGCGAAAGAAGCGCTTTATTTGCCGCAGGGTTGCACAGTGATTACAACGGCAGCAGTTGCACTGCATAAGGTCACAGACATTGCAACACTTCACTATCTGAAAAAAGGTGAAACACAGTTCTTGTATGAACTGGATAACTGCGGAAAGTACATACCACTGACCGTGAAAGTTCCGGTCAGAGAATTTGCGGAAGAACTGAAACGCCGGGGCAGATAACAATAAATACTTACGGAAGTATACAAAATATACAAATATACTTCCGTAAGATTGTGCAGAATGTCAATAGACTTTATACTTCCGTAAGTATATAATAAAGACAGTTAAAGAAGTAAAGCAAACGGAGGTAACGAACATGACAGAGAACAGAGAAAAAGCAATCAAAAGAACAAAGAACCTTGCATATTGGTTCATGGGCGAAATGCTGAAAGAGGAAGAAAGAGGGGAGAAAGAAAAAGAAGCATTTGAAAAAGCAAAAGAAGCCGGGGAACTGGTGGTGATGATAAGCACAGCAGAGAACAACGCAAGAGTTATGAAAAGCTGCATGAAAGAAGCAAGAGAAGCAGCAGAATTTTTGAGAGATGAAAAGAACGACGTTGAAGAATGGCAGCTTGCAGGAATTAACGCAATGTTCGACCAGTGCAACAAAGAAAACATGGTGCCATACGATATGCCAACAGCAATAAAAGGGCTTTTATGTATGCAGTACCAATAAGCATACAAGCACGGGTGGCGCAATGGATAGCGCAGCAGCCACCGAAGCTGCCGGGTGCGGGTTCAAGTCCCGCCCCGTGCATTACTGGGAAAGCAACTATAAATTCATACCAGATACAAGGAGGAATACCACATGAAAGTATTATCAATTATCAATCTTAAAGGGGGAGTGGCAAAGACCATTTCCAGCGTAAACATGGCACATATTCTGGCAGCAGTAAAAGGCTTCAAAGTCCTGCTGATTGACAACGACAAGCAGGGCAACGCAAGCAAGATTATGAACCGCCACAGCTATGACCACAAGGGAACGGCAGAAGTAATGACGCAGCGTGGCATTGACCCGGCAGAGGTTATCCAGCACACGGACTTTGAGGGGTTGGACATTATCACAGCGAACATGAATTTGCTTACAGCCAATCTGGAAGTCATGCTGGACCAGTCAAGACCGCAGCAGACACGCTTCAAGAAGTTTCTTGACGGCTTACAGAATGAATATGACTACTGCATTATTGACAACGCACCGGACATTAACATTTCAACCATAAATGCGCTGGTGACTTCTGATGACGTGATGGTGCCTATCACCATTGATGATTTTGCAATAGACGGGCTGGCAGAACTGAAAGAACAGATTGACAACACCCGTGAGGATTTGAACCCACAGTTGCGCTTCTGCGGCTGCTTTGTCACACAGTACGACAGAACCAATGAAGCAGACACACAGGGCGAAGAGTTCTTGAAGACGCTTGAATATCCGGTGTTTGATACACATATCAGAAAGACACCGAAAATGAAACCCAGCACATTTGAAAGATTGCCAATCATTTTATATTCCCCACGCTGCGGCGCAAGTGCCGACTATAAAGCGTTAGTGGAAGAATGGTTGAGAATGTGACCAATTCGGACACGTTAGGAGGGAAAGACAATGGCAGGAGCAGCAAAGAAATTCAACTTGACAGAGTTATTAAACCAGCGGTCAAAGGAAGCTGGGGAGCAGCAGAAAACAGAACAGCAGCAGGCGGCAGCAGGCGCAGAGGTTGTCACGTCCGAAGAGGGCGTGAGCAGCACCGCTGATATATACGACCTTATACCGTCAAAGGGTAATTTTTATAGTGTGGAAGATGTGCAGGACTTGAAACAGTCCATTGAACTTCTGGGAGTGCTGCAACCGCTTCTGGTGACTGATGAAGAGGAAGACGGCAAGCGACGTATCATTGCAGGACACAGAAGACGGCTGGCGGTCATGCAGCTGGTGGACGAGGGAAAAGAGCGTTTCAGACGGGTTCCAATCTTAATCAAGCCAAAGAAAAACGCCATACTGGACAGACTGGCACTGATTATGGCAAACCGTTTCCGTGAAAAGACAGACTGGGAGCGTATGACAGAAGCACTGGAAACAGAAAAACTGGTGCTGGAATTAAAAGGCAGTATGAACATTCCGGGCAGAACCCGTGATTTACTGGCAGAGATTATAGAAACGTCCCCGGCACAGGTAGGAAGATACAAGGCAATCTATAACAATATCATTCCAGAACTGATGGTGGAATTTAAGGCAAACAGAATTGTTGTATCTGTCATTTATGAAGCGTCCGGGTTGCCGGAAGATTACCAGAAGCAGGCGGCAGAGGTATTCAGAGAAAATGAAGTGCTGACATTATCAGACATTAAGCAGTTAAAGAAGAACTGGGAAGCGTCGCAGCAGATACCGGGACAGATGGACATTAGTCAGATGGAAGAGAAGCAGGAAGCCGCAGGAACGGCAGAAAGTGCCACAGGCAATGAAACAGACCAGCAGCAGGAAGAAACAGCCGCAGAGGGAGCAGGAGAAGCCACAGAGGGAACAGAGGACGCAGCCGGGCGGCAGTCAGAATATGTTGACCAGCAGCCGGAGCAGATAACGTCACTTTGTTACAGCTGCACACACTATGAGGACTGCCACGACAAGACAGCAACCGTGACCAGCTGCAATGCTTATGAGAACCGCAGAGAAGCCCAGAAGACGGACGAAGAGAGATACAACGAAGAGCAGGCAGCTATTGACAGGGAAACACAAAAGAAACTGCGTGAAATGCAGCAGGAAGAGAAAATGCAGCATTTGCCGTCTGATGAAAGAAAAGAAAAAACAATCAGAGTATCACCGGACAAAATGAAAGCCGTTGCAATCGACCATACAAGACCATACATGATTTTGAAAAATGACGGTTACAGAGAGGGCGACACAGTGAAGCTGATTGAGTTTGCAGAGGGCAGAGCAACCGGGAACACGGCAGACATGAAAATTATCTGCATGGACGACGACACGACCAGCAGCGCACTTGAAGAGGGCTATTGTGTAATAGCGTTGCAGGAGGTGTAGACGTGGTACAGATTTTAGAACTATTTGGGGGAATTGGTTCCCCCAGATGTGCTTTGCGAAATTTGAACATTCCAACAAAAGCCATTGACTATGTGGAAATAGACGAAAACGCCGTAAGGTCATACAATGCAATGTTTGCGGAAGAATTAGAGTATAAAACACAATCAGTGGTGGGCTGGAACCTCAAACCAGATATTCTGATACATGGCAGCCCGTGTCAAGATATGAGCATTGCGGGACATCAAGGAAAAGCAACTGCGGAAGCAGGGAGGATAAACAGAGGAAAAGGGGCAGACAAAGGAAGCGGCACCCGGTCAAGTCTGATGTGGGAAACAATACACATTATTCAAAATATGGGCGAATGGAAGCCAAAATATGTTATCTGGGAAAACGTGAAAAATGTATTAAACGGCTACAACAAGAAGAACTTTGAACAATACATAGCAGAAATGGAAAAGCTGGGATATACAAGCAATTATCAAATATTAGACGCAAGGGACTTTGGATTGCCACAGGCACGGGAAAGGGTTTTCACGGTATCGGTGCTGAATGGTGAAAAGTTCGACTTTTCAGACTTAATCAGAACGCCAATGAAAGACATATCAGAATTTCTTCTGGACAACGACGAAGTGCCGCCAGTGTATGACGTGACGCAACCGAGCGTGTACAGTGTGATTGGAGAAAAAGGCATAAGAAGAGCAACAGTAATAAAAGATTTTGCATACACAATCACGACCAGACAGGACAGAACACCAGCACAGGTGATTGACTGCGGAAACGGGCGTTATAGATATTTAACAGAACGGGAGTGCTGGCGCCTGCAAGGATATACAGACAAGGACTATGAAAGGGCAAAAGCAGTCCAGAAGCGTTCTGGAAGATACAGAATGGCGCTATACAAGCAGGCTGGAAACAGCATTGCAGTTCCGATATTTGAAAGTATGTTCAGAAAGATAATTTTACATGAAACAGCATAGGAGGTGCGGGAAATGCCAATAAACATGACAGATTATAGAATGATTATCAACGAAAGAGTATACAACGTATTGCAAATTATGATTGATTTTGCAGGACCGTTAGAAGAGGGGGAACCACCAAAGCCGAAGTTTATTGACGCAGTATACATTGACGAAGACGGAACAATAAAAACCATGCGTGATGAAGCGTGGTGCTTCCAGTTCGTGAGAAGAAACGGAGGTGCAGCAGATGGAAAGACCAATAATAATGCTTAATACAGACAATATGCCCGTATTTTGCCGAAACCAGTGCGCAAATACAAAATGCGCAAAGCACATTTCAAAAGCCTATGAGTGCGGCGGTTCATGTTCAATGCGGTTATTGAGAGGGGAACCGGAGTGCGCAGGGTACATATCACGGAGGAAGCACAAATGAAAGAAAATGTTTGCGTTGACTGCAAACACTATGAAAGCTGCAAAAAGCCGGAAAGATACATGAAGTGTATGGGGTACGAAGAGAAAGAACGGCAGCAGGCAGCAGGAGAAAACGCAGTTGACGTGCAAGACGGATAGAAGCCGGGAAAGACTGGCAAAAACAAAGAATGGAGGAAAAGCAAATGGCGCAGGCAATGGAAAAAGGCAGGGTTATTGAATTGCTGGAATATTACAAAGACATAGACGGGGAGGTGAGTATATACAGAAAGATAATAAGTGACTTAACGGACCAATACTACAATCCCATTGGCGCTATACAATGCGACGGTCTACCAAAAGGAAAAAATAATATATCACGACAAACAGAAAATATGGCGCTTAATATTCCAGATTATGTCAGCGGCGAAATCAGAGAGTATGAAGCAAAGGTGCAGCAGTTGCAAGCCTTAAAGGCGCAGATTTTGCAGGAAGTTTCAAGGCTGAAACTGAAAGAAAAGCGCATTATTTTTGATTTTTACATGCACAACCTCAAATGGGAACAAGTAGCGGTACGCAATTCATACAGTGAAAGACAGTGTAAGAATATCAGAGATACAGCACTTGAAACACTTTCACAGAGGTTTGAAAAGAACCAGATTATTTCACAATTTCAGAGGATTGCATAAGCAATCATTGCCCGCCATTGCCTGCGTTTTACTGGTATAATTTAAGCCAGTGAAGCAGGCTTTAAGCCGTTATATTTGCACGTTGGCAATAGTGGGCTTTGGTGATTTTTTGAATTTACAAAGCCCATAATTTTTTATACTTCCGTAAACTGGAAGAGTTGGAAAGAATGAAAACGAACGAAAAGAGGTGAGAAGATGGGAAGACCACGGAACCCGGAACGGGACAAGTCAATGCAACGCTATCTGGACGCAGACGGCAAGATTGAAACAGCGGAACTGGCGAAGCTGGCAGGGGTGCCAGAAGTGCGGATAAGAAAATGGAAGTCAGAAGACAGCTGGGACGAAGCGCTGAAAAACAAGCCAAAAAAAAGAGGGGGTCAAAAAGGCAACAAAAATGCTGCCGGAAAAACCCCAGCAAAAAAGGGCAATAAAAACGCCGTAACACATGGGGCATTTGCGCAGGCGGGATATGAAGACATAGACCCGGAGCAGGCGGCAGCCATACAGAACATGGGCACACCGTCCGCAATGTCACAAATGATGGAGGAATTGCAAGCGCTGTATCTGCGCAAAGCCTATCTGGAAAGCCTATTGAAAGAGTATGAAAGCCCAGAAGCAGGCGGCTTTTACACAGATAAAATAGTACACATGATTGTACCAAAGAGCATGGAGGAAAGACAGCAGGAAGAGGACTGCGGCATGGAACACCAGCAGTGCGCAGACCCAGAGGGAAGCAAGGCAGAAACATATAAAACAGCCATGAAGTCTGTCATTAAGTCCAGCCCGTTTGAACGGGCAATGAAAGTGGAAGCCGAACTAAACAAGCTGCATGGGCGTATCATCAAGCAGCTGGACAGTATCAAGGCGTATGAGTTAGAGGACAGACGCTTGACGCTTGCCGAAAAGCAACTTGAACTTAACAAACAGAAGCTAACGGGTGAATTTGAGATTGACCCGGACGGAAGCGCCGACAGTGACGAAATCACAGACGTTGTGGACGACGTTTAATAGGTTCTTCCGGCGGTCTGGAAGCACTGCGGGTACGGCGACGCCCAAAACCTGCCCAGATATAATTTTGAAAATTTCATTTCCGCTTCCGACCCGGTAAAAAATAAAGGGGTAGGGGCTAAAAAAGAAAAAATGTGACCAATTCGGACACAAAAGAAAGGGGGTGCGGTTTTTGAAAGCGTACACTTCAAAGGCGGTTGCCGCTTGGCTGGATATTTCAGAACGCAGAGTGCGCCAGCTGCGTGACGAAAAGGTTATAACGGAAATCAGACCGGGGCTGTACGACTTGAAGACCGTAAACCACCAGTACATAAATTATTTGCGCAAAAACAACCCGGAAAGTGAAAGCGCAATAGATTACAACGCAGAACGTGCAAAGCTGGTCAGAGCAAAAAGAGAAGCACAAGAACTGGAATTGCAACTGCGCAGAAATGAGGTACACACCACAGAGGACGTGGAACAGGTAATGACAGACACACTTGTTAGGTTCAAAACAAGGCTTATGGCTATACCTGCAAAGTTAAGCCCCATTCTATCAAAGAAAAAGGACCAGACAGAAATATTTAAGCTGCTGAAAAGCGCCATTGATGAAGTATTGGAAGAACTTTCAGACTTTCAGACAGTGTTTGGGTACGGTGTAGACAATGAAGAAAAACACAGTTGATATGTTCACACGGATTTTCAAAGTGCTGCAACCGCCACCAGAAATGACACTTTCACAGTGGGCAGACAAGTTCCGCAGACTGTCTGCCGGGTCTTCCGCAGAGCCGGGACGCTGGAAGACGGCAAAGGCACCGTATCAAAAAGAGATTATGGACGCCATAACAGATATTACAATAAAAAAAGTTGTGATTATGTCGGCAGCACAGGTGGGAAAGACAGACGCAATGGTGCTGAACCCTATTGGATATTATGTGCATTATGACCCGTCACCGATTATGGTTATACAGCCGACAATAGACATGGCAGAGAAGTTTTCAAAAGAAAAGCTGTCGCCTATGCTGCGTGATACGCCCGTACTTGCGGACCGTATCAACGAAAAGAGCCGCAACAGCGGTAATACAATCATGCAAAAGATATTTCCGGGCGGCTTTATAACGATTGCAGGAGCGAACAGCCCAACAGGACTGCGAAGCCACACAATCAGAATATTGCTTGCGGACGAAATAGACGCATACCCAGCCAGCGCAGGAAAAGAGGGCGACCCGCTTTTGCTGGCTTCAAAGCGTCAGACTACGTTCTGGAATAAAAAGCAGGTGGACATTTCCACACCGACGGTCAAAGGGGCTTCCAGAATAGAAGTGGAGTACGAAAACAGCAGCCGGGGAGAATGGAACGCACCGTGCCCGTGCTGCGGAGAACTGCAACCGCTGGTCTGGTCAAATGTTGTATTTGACAAAAACGACCTATCAGAAATCAGATATGCTTGCAGCAAGTGTGGCGTCATATCCAGTGAAGCAGAATGGAAAGAACACTTTATTGACGGAACCTTTGTGCATGAAGACCCAGACAACCCCGTGCGTGGGTTCCACTTGAACACGCTCGCTTCCACATTGACCACATGGCAAGAAGTTGTTGAAAAGTTTCTGACGGCAAATGACCAGATGAAAAAAGGCAATGTGGAACTGATGAAAGTATGGACCAATACTGAAATGGGGCAAACGTGGGAAGAAGACGGGGAAACCATAGAGGACGACGAACTGATGAAACGCCGGGAGAAATACAAGTGCGAAGTACCAGAAGAAGTGCTGTACTTGACAGCTGGCGTAGATACGCAGGACGACAGATTTGAAATTGAAGTTGTGGGCTGGGGTCCAGAATATGAAAGCTGGGGCATTAGGTATGCGGCAATATACGGCGACAATTCAGATATTAACAATCAAGTGTGGCAAGACCTTGACACATTCTTGCTACAAACCTTTGAAAAGCCGGACGGAACGAAAATGAAGCTGTCATGTGTCTGCATTGATAGTGGAGGACACAGAACCAATCAAGTATATAAATTCTGCAAAGCCCGGTTCAATCGCAGGGTATTTGCAATCAAAGGTTCAAACGATAGCGCCGCAGCATATATCCAGAAGCCGTCAAAAAGCAACCGTGAGGGCGCATACCTTTTTACACTGGGAGTTGATACCGGAAAAAGCCTGCTTATGGACAGACTAAAGCTGGAGGAAGAGGGACCCGGCTTTTGCCATTTTCCGAAAGAAGAGGGCAAGGGATATGACGAAAAGTATTTCAAGGGCTTAACGTCAGAAAAAAAGGTAATGCGTTACAAGATGGGCAGACCATATTTTGCATGGGAACTGAAAGACAAAGGCGAACACAAGCGAAATGAAGCGCTGGACTGCCGAAACTACGCAACGGCAGCTATTGAAATTATCAACGTACCATTGAAAAAACCAGACAAAAAGAAAGACGCCACACAAGCAAAGAAAATTGTAAAACGTGGCAGAAGAAGAAGTGGAGGAATTTTATAAATGGCAGGAATTACACTGGAAACAGCAAAAAGACACCTTGACGCATGGCTGGAAGCAGAACTGGCAGTGACAAACGCCCAGTCATACACGATAGGTAGCAGGACTATGACAAAAGCCAATCTGACCGAAATTAGAAAGTCTATTGAATATTGGCAAGGGAAAGTCACTGCGCTTGAAAATGCGGCAAAATATGGCGGCAGGAACCGTGCAAAACGATTTGTACCACGGGATTTATAAACATTGCCCGTGATTGCCCGTTTTGGGGCTTTATTTCCCCCCATTGCCCGCAAAAATGGGGTAATATTGTAGCGTGAATAAGTGAGAAAAGACAAAAAGCACCCGTGAAAAGGTGCTTTTTTCATGCAATAAAGGAGGTGAAAGCGTGGGAATTGCAGCGGGAATTGATAAGGCAATAGCAGTCATAGCACCGCAAGCAGCACTGAAAAGAACGGTTGCAAGGCAGAAAATGCAGATTTTAGACAGCGGGTATGGCAATTATGGTGCCAGCGTCACAAAGAAATCACTTGCAGGCTGGCTTCATGCAGGCGGCAGCAGTCGTGAAGACATAGAAGACAATGTATCTGTATTGCGCCAGCGTACCCGTGATTTATACATGGGCGTGCCGCTGGCAAACGGGGCAGTCAAAACCATGCGCACCAACATTGTTGGACGTGGGCTGCGGTTGAAATCGACCATTGACGCAGAAACGCTGGGAATTTCACCAGAAGAACGCCGGAACCTTGAAAAAAAGATTGAAAAAGAGTGGTCTATCTGGGCTGAAAGCAATGATTGCGATATGTCAAGGATAGACAACTTTTACGAGTTGCAGCAGTTGGCTTTTATGAACTGGCTTATTTCTGGGGATTGTCTGGCGGTATTGCCAGTCAAACCACGAATAAACCAGCCGTATGACCTGCGTGTGCAGCTGATAGAAGCAGACAGACTATGCAGCCCGGACAACTGCGACACCATAGACAACAAGATTGTTGGAGGTGTAGAGGTTGACAAGTCCGGGGAAGTGATAGCGTATCACATAGCGAACCACCACCCGTTGTCATACGCATACAACGACATAAGCTGGCAGAGGGTTGAAGCATACGGACAAAAGACCGGAAGAAGAAACGTGCTTCACATGATGAACCGGGAAAGAATAGGACAGCGCAGGGGCGTTCCGTTCCTTGCACCAGTCATTGAAAGTTTGAAACAGCTTGGAAGATACACGGACGCAGAGCTTGTGGCTGCGGTTGTGTCTGGTATGTTTACCATTTTCATTGAAAAGGCAGACGCCAGCGCAGAAGACGCCATAGGAAGTATGCTGCCGGAAGAAGTGCAGGTGGACACAGAAGACGAAAGCACCATTGAACTTGCGCCGGGCGCCGTTATCGACTTAAACGAGGGCGAGAAAGCACACGACACGAACCCCGGAAGACCAAACGCCAATTTTGGCGGCTTTGTAGAAGCAATATGCCAGCAGATAGGCGCAGCACTTGAAATTCCGTATGAATTACTTGTGAAGCGTTTTAATTCCAGCTATACAGCCAGCAAAGGTGCGCTGGAAGAAGCATGGAAAATGTTTAATATGTACCGTGACTGGCTATCAACGGACTTTTGCCAGCCAGTATATGAAGAATGGCTGACGGAAGCAGTAGCAAAAGGACGTATCAAAGCACCGGGCTTTTTTACTGACCCGGCAATAAGAAAAGCATATTGCGGGGCAAAGTGGAACGGACCTGCAAAAGGTATGCTTGACCCGATAAAAGAGGTTACAGCAGCAGAAAAGAGAGTGTCAAACGGCTTTAGCACCAGAAGTGATGAAGCAATGCAAATGACGGGAAGTAACTTTTATAACAATGTCGAACAGTTGAAACACGAAGAAAAAGAACTGAAAGAGGTGAAGAAAATTGCCAATGGAACCACAAACAAACAGAACACCCCAGCAGAACCCGCAGACAATGCAGGGAATGAACCAGCAGCAGGACAGCAGAACGCCGGGCAATCCTTACGGGGTGACAACAAATAAATTCTGGAACTTTATCCCGGCAGCAGGGGACAAGCCGCCGGAACTGCTTTTATACGGCGCAATAAGCAGCCAGCAGTCATGGTGGGAAGACAGGGTGACACCACAGCAATTCAATCAAGAACTTGCGGCGCTTGGTGATGTGCAGGAAATTATCGTGCGCATTAACAGCGGCGGCGGTGACGTGTTCGCAGCAAATGCGATTTTTACAAGATTGAAAGATTGTTCAGCGAAAGTGACAGTCAAAATTGATGGCTGGGCAGCTTCCGCAGCCACAATTATTGCTATGGCAGGCGACACAATCAAGATTGCCAGAAACGGTGTATTTATGATACATGACCCAGCAATGACAGTCTGGGACACTTTCAGAGCAGAAGACTTTTTGAAGATGGCTGATGAACTGAAAGTGATTAAACAAAGCATTGTCAATACATATGCCAGCAAGACTGGCAAAAAGACAGAGGACATAGAACAGCTTATGTCAAATGAAACATGGTGGACGGGCGACATTGCCGTTGAAAACGGCTTTTGTGATGAATTGATGTTTGAAGACAGCACAACAGTTGTTGAAAACTCTTCAAAAATCGTTGTCAATTCAGTGCCTATTGACGTTTCTATGTTCAAGAGTATTCCAACCCAGTTATTAAACAGCCCGCACAATCAAAATCCGGGTAGTTTAGTAAATAGTGCAACAGAACCTATCAACAAGCCACAGGAAAAGGAGGAACCAGAAATGGCAGCACCAGAAAACAAAATCACAACGGTTGACGCACTAAAAGCCGCATACCCGGATTTAGTAGCGACAATCCAGAATGAAGCAGCAGCCGCAGAACGTGCCAGAATTAAAGGCATTGAAGACTTGGCAAACGGCAACTATGACGCAATCGCAAAGGACGCAAAGTTTGACAACCCTATTTCTGCACAGGAAATGGCAGTTAAAATCATTTCAGAGCAGAACAAAGCGGGCGGCAACTACATTCAGAACCGCCAGCAGGACGCAGAAAACAGCGGTGCAAACGGCGTGCAGGGAGCAGCACCGGAGGACAACGCAGGAGAGAACGGCAAGAACGTGTTTGACGCCGCTATTGACAAGTTGTTTCCAGACGAGAAATAAGGAGGTACAAGCAAATGGGTGAATATGCAGTAGAAAAAAGAGAAATCACACCGAAGAACTTTTTTGCTGGTGATTTTCCAACAGTGCCGGAAACCGGAACAGCAAATGCAGCTATCAAGGAATATGCACCAGTAATGATTGACACTGCGAATGACAACAAGATTATTCCAGTTGCAAAAGGAAGCGAAGCAAGCGCAATCGGTATTGCTGCTGCGGCAGCAGGAAACGGCGAACCAGTGACATATTACATGACGGGTGAGTTTTTCGCTGACGCATTAGCACTTGAAAGCGGGGCAGATTTGGCAAAAATCAAAGAAGCACTGCGCAAGGTATCAATCTTTTTGAGATAAGGAGGAAGAACAACAATGGCAAACGAAGTATCTATTTACGAACCACGGACAATGGGCAGAGTGGTTCAGAAATTACCGCCCGTGCGTACTTTTTTCAGAAGTACATTTTTCAGACATGAAGAAACATTCACAACAAAGGACGTTGACGTTGATTTCAGAAAGGGCAGCAGAAAGGTTGCACCGTTCGTCAGCAGATTAGTTGGTGGAAAGGTAGTGCCAAACACTGGCTACCAGACAAAGACATATACACCGCCTTTAGTTGCACCAGAGAAAGTGACAACAGTTGATGATTTGTTAATCAGAAGACCGGGCGAAAGCCTTTATTCTGGCAGAACACCTGCGGAACGTGCCGTGCTTAAAATGGCAGACGACTTCAAGGAGTTAAGAGAGCAGATTTTAAGACGTGAAGAACTGATGTGCGCACAGACAATCTTCACTGGCACAATCCCTATCATTGGCGACGGAGTGAATGAAGTGATTGACTTCTCTTTTACAAATAAAGAGAAAATCACAACAGCAGCGAAAAAGTGGACTGCTGACACTTCCGACCCTATCGCAGATATTAAGCGCTGGCACGAAACAGTACAGAAGAAAGGCTTTGTCAACTGCGACATTTGCGTGATGGGAAGCGACGTTGCAAATGCGTTTGTAAATCACCCAAAGGTGCAGAAAATGCTTGATGTGAAAAACTTCAATCTTGCAGTTATCCAGCCTAAACAGTTACCGAACGGCGTCACATACATTGGAACCATTCACGAACTGGGACTTGATATTTACAAGTACAATGAGTGGTATCTTGACGACTGGACAAACCCGGCTACACCGGAGGACAAGCCGCTTGTACCCGCTGACAGTTTAGCACTGTTAAGCACAAACGCTGATTATTCCATGTACTATGGAGCAATCACACTTATTAAGGAACCGGACGGCAACTTTATGACCGTAGAGGGTAAATATGTACCGGACACATGGACAAAGCGCAAGCCTGCCCGCCGTTTCCTCAATCTGTCTTCTGCACCGTTATGCGTTCCGCATGATGTAGACAGCTGGTTTGTTGCAACACCTATCTAATGGACTTCAAAGCACAGCTTGCCAGTGACATGAAAGTGTTTCACAACTGCGGAGAAATGGCAACTATGACTGATATATGGTATCAAGGCAAGAAACACTATTTGCCCATAATCATTGACCACACGGCAGCCGACGAACGGCAGAGAGGAAACGGGGACAATGCAGAGGGCATAAACCGTGCTTCTTGTCTGGTCTATATGTCATTATATGATTTTGGTTGCGTTCCCAAAAAAGGACGCCAGCTTGAAATTGACGAAGCCGGGGCAATCAATCTATATAACATTTCAAAAGCAGACTGCGAGGACGGGGAAATAATTCTTGAATTGGAGATGTTGGAAGAATGATTGAAATAACATCTGACGCAATAGAAAGAGTGGGAACCCTGCTGGCAGACGTTCCAAAAGGTGCAGAAAGAGTATTTGCCAGCGCAATGAACCGTGGTATTTCCAGAGTGAAGACACAGGCAATAAAGCAGGTAAAAACCGTATACGCCGTAAATGGCGCAGCACTGACGAAAGCGACCAGAATAAATATAACCAAAGCCAGCACGGGAAACCTTGCAGGCTTTGTTTCATTTTCTGGAGCAAAAATACCGCTGTACAAATTCAAAGTCACACCGACGAAACCCGGAACCGGAAAGCAGGTGCGGGCAGCAGTCAAAAAAGGCGGCAGCGGGACACCATTTGAAGACGCTTTCATTGCAGAAATGAAAACAAATGGTCATACCGGAGTATTTGAGAGGACAGGGCGCAAGCGTTTTCCGATTGAAGAAAAAATGGGACTATCAGCAGCACAGATGGTGGGAAACGAAGACATTATAGACGGACTGGAAAAGGAAGCACAAGAACTGGTAAACGAAAGAATTATACATGAAATGAACAGGATTTTGAACGGTTATGGAGGGTAAAGCATGACGCCAGTTTTTTTGTTAGAAGAATTGCAGAAATTCATTAGTTCCAAAACGTCTGACATTATATTGCCAGTGCGAACCAGAACGGGAAGCAACGAAGAAAAAGAAAGAGCAGCAGCGGTCTATCAAATGGGACTGCCGGAAGCTGACGACGTACAACAGAAAGTGCCATACATTCTGTTAAAGTTCCTAACAGGGACGGACGACAAGAAAGCAGACGAACCAGAGGAAGACAGCTGCAAAGTAAGAATTATATTTGCGGTATATTCAGAAGACGGGCAGGAGGGACCACTTGCACTTCTTAATCTGATTTTGAGAGTGCGCAGCGAATTGAAGAAAGCCGGGACAATCGGCGGCGGTCAGTTTACGTTGCAACTGCCGCTTGAATATATCACTTATCAAGACACCACGCCGCCATATTACATGGGCGAAATGATAACAAATTGGACATTGCCAACCATTCAACGTGACGTGGCAGAAGTCCTTTGCAATTTATAGAACAGGAGGAAACAAGATGGCTACAAAAAACGCAGCAGCAAGCGCTACAGCAGCCGAAAAGGACGCTGAAAAGGTGCAGGCGGTAGAAAATACCACCACAGAAGAAAAAGACGCAGAAACGGCAAATGCACAGCCGGAAACGGTAAAGCTGGTCTATATTGGACCGAACCTGCCAAAAGCAATGTTGCAGTGCAACAAGATTTTTGAGGGAACAGAAGAGGGGATTAAGAAAGAACTTTCTTTCATTCTTGAAAAGTTCCCGCTTGTAGAAAAAATGCTGGTTCCGACAAAGGAACTTGCGGAGAAGAAAGACAAGGTGAAGACAACCGGGAATGTATACAACAAGTATTATTCCGACTTAAAGGCTGCCGCCCTTGCATACGCAGAACAGGAGGTATAAGCGAATGAGTGACATTTCACATGGAGTAAACGCCAACAAGGCAAGCAGTGGCACTATCACGCCAGTGTCGGTAGATACGGGCGTACATTTTGTGGTAGGAACGGCACCGGTGCAGATGGTAAACGGAAAAGTAAATGAAGTTATCATGGCTTCAAGCTACCCAGAAGCAGTGCAGGCGTTGGGATATTCTGACGACTGGAAGAAATACAGCCTTTGCGAAGAGATTTACACAGCATTTACGCTTTTTAATTCCGCACAGGTATTTTTTGTCAATGTTCTTGACCCAAAGAAACATAAAAAGGCAGTAACAGAAGCACAGATGGACGTTGTAGACAATCAGATTGAGTTACCGATTGAAGCAATCGCAAGCAGCGTGGAAATTACCGGAAAAACTGCCGGGGAGGACTATGAAGCATTTTACAGTGACACAAAATGCGTTGTGGAGTTCTTAAAAGAAACCACAGGCAATGTTGCTGTCAAATATGACGCTGTGGACGCTTCACAGGTAACAAAAGAGGACATTATCGGAGGTTACAGCGTAAGCACACACAAAACCACAGGTCTTGAACTGATTAACAGCGTATTTCCACGCTTCACAAAGGTTCCAGACATTATTTTGTGTCCGAATTGGTCACATGACCCGGAGGTTGCAGCGGTAATGTCTGCAAAGTCAGAGAACATCAACGGACTGTTTGAAGCAGAAGCAATTCTGGACGTAGACACAGCAGAGGAAACCGGGGCGACGTATTACACGGAAGTGCCGGAGTGGAAGAAGAAAAAGAACTTCACAAAGCGCACGGAAATTGTCTGCTTCCCTAAAGTTGCGCTGGGCGACAGAGTTTTCAATCTTTCAACGCAGCTTGCAGCTTCAATGTCTGCGGTAGACAATGCGACAGAATACGGCGACGGAACACCTTGCGAAAGTGCTTCAAATAAGAGTATACAGGCAGACAGAATGGTTGTTGCGGACGGTTCGGAAGTCACAATGGATATTCAGCAGGCAAATTATCTGAATGAAAATGGTGTGGTTACTGCGCTTAATTTCTACAACGGATTTGTAAGCTGGGGAAATTATACGGCGTGCTATCCTGCCAACACAGACGTGACGGACTATTTCTACTGTATCAACCGTATGTTTAAATGGGTTGCAAAGACTCTGATTTTGACATATTGGAACTATATTGACAGAGGTATTAAAAGACGCCTTATTGACGCCATTGTGCAGTCTGTCAATGACTGGCTGGCAAGCCTTGCTACTGATGAAAAAATCATTGGCGGGCGTGTAGAGTTCAATGAGAGCGAAAACAGTACAAGCCAGCTTGCAGCGGGCATTGTACGTTTCCACATTTATATGACGCCGCCATCACCAATGCAGAAGATGGACTTTGTGCTTGAATATGACTTGTCATATCTTGAAGCACTGGTGGCAGCATAACAGGGAGGTGAAACAGAATGTCTAAAGTTGATGAATTAGTTATTAACTATGCGATTTACGAGGACGCCACAGAGTATCTGGGAACAACAGAAGTGACACTGCCAGACCTTGAATACATGACAGAGGAATTAAGCGGTGCAGGTATTGCGGGAAATATCGAAGAAATTATTATTGGTCACTTAAACGCAATGTCAACAACTTTCAATTTCCGAACTGTCACAGAAGCGGCAGTAACACTGATGGAACCACGTGTACACAGAATTGACCTGCGTGTTGCACAGCAGAAAATGAACCTGCGTACAAGCGCAAACGAAGTGTCCGGAGTAAAGCACATTATGAAAGTAAAACCGAAGAAGACTGCGCTTGGTAAGGTTGCAGCAGCTTCAACGGCTGATGTAAGCGGTGAATACGCCGTATCATATTACGCAATGTATATGGACGGGAAGAAAAAGACAGAGATTGACCCGCTTAATTTCATTTGCGTTATCAACGGCAAAGATTATTTAAAGGACGTCAGAAAAGCGTTAGGAAAGTAAAAAAAGACAGCAGGAGCCAGCGGGAAGACCGCTGGTTTTTCCTGCCTAAAATCAAAGATATGGAGGAATAAACAATGTCAGATACAACAAACACAACTGAAAACATGGAGCAGGTAACAGAGCAGGAAAAGGAAATGCAGGAAGCGCAGGTAAGCGGCGTGGTCAATTTTGACGACAAGAAGAAAGACAAGGAAGAAGACGGCAGCTTGAATTATACACACACATTCAAGAAGCCCAGAGAAATTGAGGGAAAGAAGTATACAAAATTAACTTTCTATTTTGACAATCTGACTGGTGAAGATATTGAAGCAGTAGAACAGGAACTTGCGGACCAGAACAAATACGCACTTTCACCGGAAATTTCTTCTGCGTTCCAGTGTATTCTTGCGGCAAAGGCTGCGGGGGTTGCTTCTGATGAAATCAGACGTCTTCCGGTAGGCGATTACATGAAGATTAAGAACAAAGCAAGGGATTTTTTAATTGCTGCGGGCTATTAAAAATTAAAGAACCCGCAAAGTTCATAAGAAAGCAGATATACAAAATGTCAAGGGCTTCACATACGCCCGTCCCGTTCTGGCTGCAAATGCCTATACGCAGACTTTTTGCATGGATTGAAACCATAAATGAAGTGGAAAAAGAAGAAGCGGAAGAGCAGAAACAGAACAGCAATAATGCGTAGGGAGGTGAAACAGCTTGGCAGGGTCACAAAAGGAATTTGAACTGCTTTTTAAGCTGAAAGCGTCGCTGGGTGGCAATTTTAATAGCACATTCAAAAGCGCAATTAACACCAACAACCAGTTACGGGACAGCTTAAAAAATGTCAATTCCCTGCAATCAAAGATTGACGGCTACACAAAGCAGTCTGCCGCTATTGATAAGAACAAAGAACGGCTGGCACAGCTTAACGCAGAACATGACAGATTACAGCAGGAATTGCAGCAGACAGGCGAACCCACAGAAGCACTGCGGAAGAAGCTTGAAAAGAATGAAAACCAGATACAACAGACCACTGCCAAAATGGAAGAACAGGAAAAACAATTAAACAGTTACGCCGACGAACTGAAAGCAGCCGGGGTAAATACGGACAATCTGGAAGAAGCAAACGGAAGACTGCAAAAGTCTTATGAAAAGCTGCAAACTTCACAGCAGACGTTGCAAAAGCTAAATGATAAGCAACAGCAGGTAGAGCAGAGCATTTCAAAGACAAAAGGACAGCTGGTGGGAACTATCGGTGCAATTAGTGCCGTAGCTGCCTCAGTGTATGCAGGACCCGTGCAAGCAGCGAAGCAGTACGAAACAGCAATAGCAAAGGTGGGAACCATTGCAGATACGCAGGAAGTCCCGCTGGGTACATTGTCACAACAGATAATGGAACTGTCAAACAAGACAGGAATTGCAGCAAATGCCATTGCTGATGATGTGTATAACGCTATATCTGCCGGGCAGAAGACAGGCGACGCCGTAAACTTTGTTACAAACAGTACGAAGTTAGCAAAAGCCGGATTTGCGGAAAGTTCGCAAACGCTGGACGTATTAACAACCGTATTGAACGCATACGGCATGAGTGCGGACAAAGTAAGCACGGTATCAGATATGCTGGTACAGACGCAGAACAAAGGTAAAGTAACGGTAGGAGAACTGGCAAGCAGTATGGGTAAAATCATACCGACTGCAAACGCCAGTAATGTTTCACTGGAACAGTTATGCGCCGGATATGCAATAATGACCAGCAAAGGTATTGCAGCCGCAGAAACGACAACATACATGAACAGTATGTTGAATGAGTTGTCAAAGTCTGGAAGTACGACAGACAAGCTATTGCGGCAGAAGATGGGCGGCAGCTTTGCAGAATTGATGGCAAGTGGTAAATCACTTGGGGAAATTCTGGGAGGTATACAGGAAGAAGCCAGCAAGTCCGGTCTTGCTCTATCTGATATGTTCAGCAGTTCGGAAGCCGGAAAAGCGGCAATGTCGCTTCTGTCAAACGGAGTTGACGGCTTCAATTCAAGCGTACAAGACATGGTGAACAGCGTTGGAGCAACAGACAGCGCATTTGCCAAAATGGAAGACACCACAGAAGCCAAAATGGAAAAGGCAAAGAACAGTATTGCAAACTTGGGTATTGTTCTTGGTCAAAATTTACTGCCGATTGTCGGAAATCTGGCAGACAAAGTGGCGGTTGTGGTCACTAAAGTTTCAGAATTTGCAGCAGCAAACCCAAAATTAGTGCAAACAGCCCTAAAGGTAGCAGCGGGGCTGGCAGCATTGAAAGTGGGAATGTTGACAACAAAGCTGGTTACATTATCAGCGCAAGACGGCATATTGTCACTGGTAAAAAAGCTGGTGGGACTGCGTGCCGGATTTATTGAAAACGCAGCAACAAGCGTAAGTTTTGCGGAAAAGCTGAAAACAGCTGGAAGCGGTATATTGTCATACTTTGGCAATGTAAAAGGCGCTATGGGCGGCGTAGGTTCTGCAATAGGTAATATATTCAGCGGCAACAGAGTTATTGGAGCAGTAACGGGCTTTATGGGCGGCGTGAAGCAGTCCATTGTCAGTGGCTTTTTAGGAATTGCAGGAAAAGCAAGCGGAGCATTGACAGGAGCAGGGACAAAAATGCTGGGACTTATGCTGAAACCATTTTCGCTAATTGGCGGCAAGCTGGGTCCGATACTTGGAACGGTAGGCAGTGCGATTGCAAACAGCCCACTTGGAAAAGTAGGCGGCTTCATAACAAAGGGAATTACCGGAGCATTTAGCAAGGCAACAACACTGATTGCACCGCTGGGAAATGCGGTAAAAACGGTGCTGGGTCCTATTGGAAACCTTGCAAAAACAGCACTGGGACCGCTTGGAGGTATTGCAGGAAAGATACTGCCAGTTGTGGGCGTTATCACAACAATTATTACAGTAATACAGCTTGTAAAGAACCATCTTGAAGAGATAAGGGGATTTATACAGCGGACTTTTGGTGATGAAGCACTGGCAGTCTTTGACAAGATTGTTTCAGTCATTACCAACGTAGGCGACACCATAAAGAATGTGTTTTCTGATGGGAACATAGGTGCAGCCCGTGACAAGATACAAGAGTTGTTCGGAGATAAAGGCGCAGCAGTCTTTGACACGTTCGTAAATGTGCTGGGAACAGTCAAGAACGCAGTTTCAGAGGTTGTGGGCTTCATAACCACATACGTTGTGCCAGTTGCAGAACAGGTATTGCAGGTGATTGTTACACAGGTAATACCGGGGATTGTTAGCTTTATTCAAGCGGCAGCCCCAACCATTATGCAAATTATACAAAGCATTGCTGATTTTATCGGTGCAATTATTCCGGTGATAGGAAGTTTTATTGCTGGTCTTATGCCGATTATTTCAGAAATAATCACATTCATTTCAACTTATGTTTTGCCGATTATTTCAGAATTATTCAGCTTTATTTGTAGCACGGTGCTTCCGGCAATTTCCGCAGCAATTCAAGCAATTTTGCCAGTGGTGACAAACGTATTGCAAACGCTTTTACCTGCGATACAAACAGCACTGACGACAATCTGGAACATAGTTTCACCAATAATTCAAGGAATTTTAGCAGCAATACAATTTGTAATGCCAACAATCCAGTCTATCGTACAAAGCGGAGTTCAAGCAATTTCCGGTGTAATTTCTGGAATTGCAACCGTACTGAATGGAATTATCACTTTCATAACTGGTGTATTTTCCGGGAACTGGCGGCAGGCTTGGGAGGGCATAAAGCAAATATTTTCTGGAATTTGGCAGGGTATCAAGTCAGTGTGTACGGGCGTTATCAACGGCATTATATCTGCGGTCAACACGGTTATACGTGGATTGAACAAAGTAAAAGTGCCAGACTGGGTGCCGGGCGTAGGTGGAAAGGGTATAAACATATCTGAAATACCTATGTTGGCGAAAGGTTCCAAAAACACACCAGACACGTTCATTGCTGGCGAAGCGGGACCAGAGTTAATCACGAACGCACCGGGGCGCACGGTGTTTACAGCAGACCAGACAAGAAATATTCTGGCTGCGCAGAATACGGCAGCCACAACAGCGGCAGCAGTAGCGCCAACAACAGCACAGACAACAACAGCACCGCAGACGGTGAACAACTACAACACAGCGCCAGAGGTAACAGCAGGCGCAGGAAGCGGCGGTGGAAGTGCAAACAACGTAACTATCAACAACAGTCCGACAATCGTTATCAACGGGGACAAGCCGGAAGACTTGGACGCAAAGCTGGAAGAGAACAACAGAAAGCTGCTGCGTGACGTTGAAGACATGCTGGACGAAAAAGAAGACAAGGAGAAGCGGCAGAAATATGACTAAAAGCTACACAACCATATCTGGGGATATGTGGGACAAGATAGCATTTGAACAAATGGGAAGTGTCCTGCATACAGATAAGCTGATGAAAGCCAATGTCAAGTACGCCAGCACCTACGTTTTTCCTGCCGGGGTTGTATTAACAATCCCGGAAGTGGAAGACGAAGAAGACTTGGAACTGCCACCGTGGAAAAGGGGGCTGCTGACGTAGAATGAGTGCAAAAGACATGGCACGCCGGGTGGAACTGCGGTTAAAATTTCAAAACGTAAAAGTCCCGGCAGATATAAATAAATATTTAAGCAGCCTTACTTTCACTGATGAAGACGAAGACAACGCAGACGATTTGCAGCTTGCGTTTGATGATAGAGAAAGAAAGTGGCTGGGAAGCTGGCTGGAAGTAAAGCCGACTTTCATTAAGACCACAACGACGGTGCAAAAGCAGGTTGAAACTGCAAGCGTTGTCAATTATGTGGTCAAAAAAGGTGATACGCTTTGGGCTATTGCCAAAAAGTATCTGGGAAGCGGTACAAAATACCCGCAGATTGCTTCTGAAAACAATATTAAAAACCCTAACTTAATATATCCGGGGCAGGTTTTCAAAATTACAACGGGCGGTACAGCAACACAGACGGTCACAGAAACGAAAGAAACAACAAAGAAAGTGTCTGACCCTAAACTAATAACAGCAACGATTGTCCAGAAGAACTGGCACGACAACGGAAAAGACGCCGTGCTGGACTGCGGAACATTTGAACTGGACAGCGTAGACGCCAGCGGACCGCCAACCAAAATCACACTAAAGGGCACGTCAATTCCTTATACTTCCAAAATGAGAGTAGAAAGAAAATCAAAGGCATGGGAAAACACCAATTTGAAAGTGATTGCGGAGCAGATAGCGTCAGAAAGCAACTTGAAACTGATGTACATTGCGGACAATATACCGAAGTACAAAAGAAAAGAGCAGGTGCAGACGTCGGACATTGTATTTTTACAGAAATTATGCAAAGCGGCAGGACTTGCACTGAAAGTAACGACATTAAACGTGGTTATTTACGACGCCGCAGAGTACGACAGCAAGCCACCTATAAAAACCATAAAATATGGCAGCGGTGATTACATTTCATACAAGCTGGGAACCAGCCTGCATGATACAGCATACACCAGCTGTCATGTTTCATATACGGACCCGGACAGCAAAGAAACGATTGAAAGCACATACACGGCAGACAGTACAGAGGGAACCGGGCAGACACTTGAAGTCAACGAAAAGGTCAGAAGTACAAATGAAGCATACGAACTGGCAAAAAAGAAACTGCGTGAAAAGAACACACAACAGTTTACAGCAAGTTTCACAATGCTTGGTGATGTGCAGCTGGTGGCAGGTGCCACAGTCAAATTAAAGGGCTTCCAGAAGTTTGACAGAAAGTACAAGATTACAAAAGCAACCCATAAATTAACGGGAGGATATACAACACAGATTGAATTGCAACAGGTATTGGAGGGCTACTGATGGCAGATATGACAGAATTAAAAAACATAGTACGGCTTGGCACCGTGCAGAGTGTGAACGCCAGCAAAATGACAGCCCGTGTGAAATTCAAGGACAAAGGCGGTATAACTTCCGGTGATTTAAGAATTATAAAACGTCCCGTGTATGTTGTACCAGCAATGGAAAGCGGCGCAGAGGGACAGACGGCAAAAACAACGCTGAAATATGACTACAACGGGCAAATGTTAAAGGAAGTAAGCCACAGCCATGAAGCATTTGTGACAGAGTGGACGCCGGGCGTTAATGATATGGTGCTTTGCATAATGGTTCCAGATGGCGACGGGGACGGCTTCATAATAGGGGAGGTGTAGAGCATGGCAAAAATAGGAAGTCTGGGAAGTCTGGTTTTTTCAGTTTCAGAAAATACCGTGCGCACCTTTGATGAATTAAGCTGGAAAGTGTCTGCAAAGTACGCAACGCATGACAGACACATTAAGCGTGACGTATTGGAGTTTTTGGGACCGGAACCCGGAACAATCAGTTTCAAAATGGCGTTCAGTGTATTTCACGGAACAAACCCACTGAATGAAATTAAGAAATTAAACAAAATGTGCAATAAGGGCAATATTTCAACACTGGTTTTAGGCGGCAAGAAATACGGTTCCTATAAGTGGGTGATAACAGGCGTTAGCAGCACATTGAAACGCTATGACAACAAAGGCAACTGCTGGGCTGCAACAGCAGACGTGACATTGAAAGAATATCCAAAGAGGTGATAAAGCATGGACGTGATAAGGGGCGACGGGTCACTATTGACAGAAATTGACCTTGCACCAGCAAATGACCATCAAGCAGTCATACAAAATATTGCGGTTATTCTGGACACGGTGCAGGGGTCCTGCCCTATGTTCCGTGATTTTGGATTGCCCGGCAGCCTATACGGAAGACCGCAACCGGTAGTTGAAAATATACTGGTGGGCTATCTGTACGACCAGATAGAAGAATTTGAACCACGGGCGCAGGTTGCAGACATTACATTTGAACACGACGCAGCCACAGGGCGCACAATACCTATTATTTATTTGGAGGAGGTGGAAACAGACGATGAGTGACAGAAAATACCCAGACATTGACTTTGTGGAAACCGACACAGAAACGATAGAAAGCAATCTAATTGCGCTGTATGAAAATATGGTGCAGCAGGTGCCGGGGCGTGAACGCTACAAGGTGTACCCGGCGTCACCGGAAAGACTTTTTATTGCATGGGTTGCAAACATCATTGTGCAACAGCGTGTCATTATCAATGAAACAGCAAAAAAGAACGTGCCACGTTATGCGGACGGTGAATACTTGGACAGCTTGGCAGAATTATTCAAGGACTTGGAAAGACTGCCAGCAAGTCCGGCGTCTGCAATGTTTCGTTTTTATATTTCAGAAGCACAGAAACAATCAGTGATTATTCCTGCGGGCACCAGAATTTCTTTTGATGGTGCCATCTTATTTGAAACAAAAGAAAATCTGGAAATAAAAGCCGGGCAGACATACGGGGACGTTGAGGGAATTTGCACAACAGCGGGCGACGTTGGAAATAATCTGGCAGCGGGGCAGGTCAAAGAACTGGTTGACCTATACGACTACTACCAGAAAGCAGAGAATATCACGGCAACCAGCGGCGGCGCAGAAGAAGAGGACGACGCCAGTTATTATGAGCGTATGCGTGAGAGCATGGAGAGTTTCAGCACGGCGGGTCCTATTAACGGGTACATATACTGGACAAAGAGCGTATCACCAGCCGTGGCAGACGTGGCAGTGACAAGCCCGGAACCTTGCGTTGTAGACGTCCGGGTGCTTTTGCAGAATGGACAGCAGGCAACGTCCGGGGTGCTGAAAGAGATTGAAGACGCCTTGAACGCTTCCGACATTAGACCACTGACCGACAAAGTGACGGTATCTGCACCGGAAACGGTAGCATTTGACGTTGACGTGACCTTTTATATTCCACAGCCAGACGCAGCCAGCGCCACAGTCATTGCGGCGGCAGCAACACAGGCAGTGGAAGAGTACGTGACATGGCAGACAAGCAAAATGGGGCGAGATATTAACCCGTCATACCTAACAGCAAAACTGATGGAAGCAGGCGTGAAGCGTGTTGAAGTCAGAAAGCCAGTATTCACGGTTGTTGATGATATAAAGGTTGCAAAGCTGGGAAGTAAAAGCGTTCTGAATGGAGGTATTGAAAATGTCTAAAACAATTTACAATGCCGATTATTCAGAGTGCTTGCCGGAAGCACTAAAGAAAGACCCCAAAATGGTTGCACTGGCAAACGCCACGGCAGCAGCACTGCTGGACACTTCCGGGATAATTGACAATGTGCTGATATATTCTAGATTTGACGAACTGCCAGAAGAACTGGTGGACATTCTGGCATACGACCTGCACGTTGACTGGTACGACTACAATTACCCACTGGAAGCAAAGCGGGATTTAGTGAAAAACAGCGTCAAGGTTCATAAGAAGATGGGCACAAAATACGCCATTGAAACAGCACTGGGCAGCTTATTTCCAGAAAGTGAAGTGGAAGAGTGGTTCCAGTATGAGGGAGAACCCGGACACTTTCATATTGTGCTTGATGTGACTAACCAGAGAATAACGGCAGACTATGCAGCTATTATCCGGGCAGTGAAGCTGTATAAAAGATTATCTGCACACATGGACGAATTGAAAATGTCGAGATATGG